GGATTTAACTAATTTCTTTAGGAACTCTTTAATGAGACAATTTAATATATCTATTCAACTAGAAAAGATTTTAATTGAAAAAATTGTTGGGGAACAAGAAAAGGTATATCACGCTCAAGTTAAATTACTTAAAAATAGGGATTCTGAACTTATTTGGCTACCAAAAGCACAATTAAATGAAGATTTATTTAGAGTTATACCTGAAGTAAATGTAGAATGGGGTAAATACTCCTCAAGACTTCCTATGAAACATCAAGAAGAAGCAATAATTAAATTACTTCAACACGATAAGTTTTTATTATTAGATACACCAGGTTTAGGAAAAACAGCGTCTTCAATTATTGCTGCATTGGAATCTAATGTTAAAAAGATATTGGTTATATGTCCAGCATCACTTAAATTAAATTGGAAGAAAGAAATATCTATATATGATGATTCTGAAAATGTATCAATTATTCAAAGAGAATGGACACCTAATAAATGGACAATTATTAATTATGATATTTTAGATAAATTTAATACAATTGAAAAACCTAAAAAAGGTAAAAAACCTAAATTCAAATTTCAAGAATACGATGAAGAAGTTATAAATAATCATATAATAGATGAAAAATTTGATTTAATCATTATAGACGAATCTCATTATCTCAAGGCATCTAGTTCGAACCGAACAAAACACGTTAAAAAGATAATTAAATCAATTAAAAAAAGATGGTTTCTAACAGGAACACCTATCACAAATAAACCTGTGGATTTGTTTTCATTATTATCTATGGTAGAACACCCACTTTCAACTAATTATAATTCATTCTTATATAGTTATTGTAACGCTAAAACTATGATAATTAAAGGTAGAAAAATTATTAAAGCTGATGGTGCTTCAAATCTTGAAGAATTAAATAGAAGGATTAAACCTGTTTCAATTAGAAGAAGAAAAGAAGATGTGTTAGATTTACCCGATAAAATTATTTCACCTGTTTATATTGAATTAGATGATGATGAAAAAATAGATTATGATTCATCTGTTGAAAGATATATTCAAATGAGAGAGGAACAGGGTAAAAATGTGTCATATGCTAAAAAACTTGTTGAATTATCCGTTTTAAGAAGATGGGTGGCTGAAAATAAATTAAAACACACTAAAGAACTTATCAATAATTCTTTAGAGGGTGATAAAAAAGTAATTGTATTTACTGATTATACTTCAGTTGTTAATACTTTAAAAGAAGAATATAAGGATATTTGTGTTGTTATTAATGGTGAAACAAGTCAAAAAGATAGACAAAAGGCTGTTGAGGATTTTCAAAATAACCCAAATGTTAGATTGTTTATTGGTAATACCGTAGCTGCTGGAGTTGGATTAACTTTAACCGCTGCTGAAGTTGTTATTGTAAATGATTTAAATTGGACTCCTGCGAATGTAGATCAATCATTAGATAGAGCTTATAGAATTGGTCAAACTAAAGATGTTATTTGTTATTTCCCACTATTTGACGATACAATTGATACCATTGTATATGAAGTATTAGATAAGAAAAGAGATATTATCAATATGGCTATTGATGGTGTGATTGATAATAAAGGTGTAATTGAAGAAGTAATTAATAGATTAGATGAGAAGTTTAAAAAATAAACATAGAAATACTTCACATATTATTTTTGCTCGTAATTGTATGTAAGAATTAGTGTCCAAACCAACAAATAATGGTTTAACACAAATAAGTGATGATGATTTAATTAAAATTGAAACTATATTGAATAGATATAGACGAAAAAGATAATTACTTCAAAGCATTTATTAAAGCCAATTTAATAGCGTTAGATAAAACTGTTTGTTTAAATGGAACTTCCTCATTTATTTCAAGCATCATAGCATTTGTGGATGTTTTATAAGTTCCAGTTCCTTCCATTATTCTAATCCCATTTATTACTTTAACTTTAATTTCCGTAATCTTATTTTGTAAAGCAAATCCAGCGATTCTAAATGTATTTTCAGGTAATCCTATATAAGTTATTTCAACATATATAGGTGATCCATCTTGACAAATATCAAAACCTTTATCTTGTAATAAATCTTCAGTAATTTGTTTTATACCAAATAATACCGATCTATTCTCAATAGATTTCATTTCAGTTTTATTATAAACCGAATCAACTTTTACACATTGTCCAAATGAAAACAATGGAAGGAATAATAACCCAAATAATAAACTTTTAATTGTCATAGCCTGTTCTTATTATATAAAAATTAGTTATACCACCATTTGTTAGTGGTGATGACGTAGTTGTTTGAACCCCCGGATATGTTAATCTTAAATCCGTGACTGATGACCTAATAGTAGAATGTTCTATTTGTGTATATATTCTATAATTCGGTACAGTCCAAATCAATCCTCTACGTTTCTTTATTTGTAAATAAATATCTGAAACTGAGAAATTATTATCAGTATTTAAATCATATCTAAAATAATCAGCTCCGTTAATAGTTCTTTTATTAAATATAAGATTGTTATTATCTAAAGTATTAGTTCTTTGTGGTGCTGGTATTGATAATGTATCTAATATTATTCTCCACTCAATAGATGGGTTAGATGTTCTTAAAACTGAATAATCTCCACTTGTGTTTGTTAATACCGTTGTATCTAAAACCCATGATCCGTTTGATGTTATATAATCAAATTCCAATACATAGTTTAACATTGCTGAGTTTGGTAAGTCATTCCATTTACCTCCACTCACAAACTGAGCATAATCTTCTGTCCCCGCATTATTAGGCTCACCATTATTCCAATTAGAATAAGGATATACTCCGAACCTATAAGCATTAAACATATAACTTCTATTTACTTCATCATCTGTCCAAACAACATTAGATACTTGAAATGAACCTAATCTAGCATTAGCAAATGTTCCATCACCCATATTTGTATTACATTTAGAAGCGAAGGTATAATATAATTGAGAAGGATATTGTCTTACGTAAGATAAAGAATTAAAGTTTGTTCCATTTAAGTATCCTTTTAATTGAGTACCTGAATGTGTTAAACATATAAAGTTCCATTGATTTAATGTTATTGATGTACTTACACTTTGTAATCCACTACCACTCCAAGTCCCACACCTTAATGTTCCGGTTGAACCAGTTACATTAGTTATTTCAATTTGAGAATCAAACCAACCACCATCAACAGTCGGTTGTCCTTGTTCAGATACTAATACACCCGCATCTGTTGGATAACACCATAACATTAAACTAACAACACCTGATGTAAAATAACTTCCAAGATTTTCAGTCATCATATATTGTGTTGAACCATTAAATGATATATATTTACCCGATGTTCCTGTATATGTTGGAGAACTAAATAAAGTGGCGTTAGTTCCTTTAATTGTATTTTTAACTAAAGTAGGGGATGTTGTTTTGTATGAACTAGTATCTGAAATATCGTAATTAGCGACTAAACTTCTTGTGACTGGTAATTCAGTCCATCTAAAACCCCCTAAAGGTTCTGAGAAGAAATATCCACTTGTTTTATCTTGATAATATCCAAACCATCCTGAAGGCCATGCTCCAAACACAAATGTATTTTCAGCGGCATTAGACATTGTAACTAAATGACCTCCCATACTTTCACAAGTTGATTTAGAACCTGTCCAAGTATTAGTTGTTGTTGAACGATAATAAGAATGTCCATTATAGTTTGTTTGGGATGTAAATCCTGTGAGTGCTGACGTTGTTCGTTTCCAAAATTGTATTCTTATGTTTGATACACCTAAATTATTTATACCAAACACTCTACCGGTATGAGAAAAGTTTTGACCTTTAACAACCGATGAAAATAAAAGTAAAAATAATAATATCCTTCTCATAAAGTTAATTTAGCACCAAATAATAATTGATAATTTACTATCTGTTCATTTACTGAATATGTAGTTCCACCCGTTAATCCAAACTTAAACGACTTAGTTACTTTATAATTTATATTCATAAATGGAAGTATTAATGGTTTTGATTTCATTATACTTTCAGTATAATATTTCATATATGGAACATACACCGCCACTAATATAAATACCGCATCAATATTTTTAGTTAGTTGTCCTTTATACATTCCACCACCAAGAGTTAATAAAGAAGTTAATGGTTCTTTGTTTAAAGCCCCATACATTCCACCAACACCATATAACCCAGTAAATTTTTTTACGTTATCTATTCTTATAAATACTAATGTATTACTATAACTGTTTGGTAATATTGATATACTATTAGAAACTAAATCTATATGTTTACGAGCTGTTTTTTGTGTCATCCAAGATTTAAATATAGTTATATTTCCTATATTAGCATTTATTGTAAAATCTGCCGATACACCTAATGATGTCTTTTTATTTCCAGATATTCTAATATATGATGTTGTAACTTTAGCGTCTTGTGTATTATCAGCAGCGGATTGCATACCAACTAAATCTCCTGTTAACATAATAGCTGGCTTGTCTGATTTTGAAGTAGCTTTACTAGTTGATTTAGTAGAACTAGAAGATTGTTTTGTTTCTTCTTGCTTAGTTTCTTCTTGTTTTTGCTCTTCTTGTTTTTCTTCTTTACTTTGAACTCCTTTTTCTGATTTACCACCAGATACAGTTCTCCCTCCACCTGAATTACCTCCACCTGAATTACCACCACCAGATCCTCCACCCCCTGAATTATCATTAGAAGTTGTATTATCAGGACTATTTCCGGTTGTCGATGCAACATCAGTAGGTATAGAATTAACCCCTGAAGATGTTATTGATGTTAACATAGAACCTAATGAAACAACATTATTAACTACGTTATTAGTTACATTTAATACGTTAGTTGTGATTGTTTGAATCCCTATTTGAGCACATGGGTTTCCTTTACCATATTCATTATAAACTGAATTAGCCCAAGAGTCAAAAGTTCCATTTTGAAGTTCTGTTGGTGTAAATGTTTTTACTTGCCCATAATAATTCATTACGATAGGTAAAGTTCCATTTAATCCTGACACATTAATACTTTTAATTTCTTTAGTACAGGGATCAACATATGAATATGAAATAGATTGAGCTTTTACACCCAACCCACTCATCGTAAATAAAATTAAAATAATAGAAATTATTTTATTTTTCAAAGATTCCATCTTTAATCATTTTAGATACCACCCTAGAACAAGCTGTTTCTAAGGATTTTCTTGTCGAAATACCAACAGTTGACTGTGCGAATTTCATGTCAAGAGACTTCAAAAATGATTGACCATATTGGGTTGCTTCACCCATACCAGAACCTACTCTAACTTGTCCAGATTCAGCATCAACAAATCTAATTTGTAAGCCTAATCTTGTAGTTACTTCTAATTGCTTTTTACCTGTCGTATAAGTTTCTTGTTCATCTACTGAAAAATCATATACTTCAATATAAACAAAATACTTCGCAAGTTTAATTTTACCTTTACCATCTAATTTGTTTTCAGTAAAACCTTTAGCACTTGCTTGGAATTGTTTAACCATTTTAAGTTTAATTTCTTCTTTATCTTCTGTAAACTATTTGTACCTTCTAAATAATCTAAAGCGATATTTGTAACACCTAACCCTACGTTTTTTTCTTTAAGGATTGGGTATGAATTAAGGACATTATCACTAATACCGATTGAAAGAACTTGAACCGGAATTGGTTTCCCATCATAATCACTTACTACTTGTATTGATTGTTTCTTTTCGAAATCAGCTGTGTATTTTTCTGTTCTAGTTGTTCCACAACCAAACATCATAGCCGCCCCTAAAAGAGCCACTATGAAGTTGATTATGCTTTGTTGGTTTATAATTTTCATTCTTTGTTGGTTTTCGTTATTTAAGATTTATTACCAAGGCGCTTCTTCCTTTGGTTCTTCTTTTTTCTTTTCTTCTTTAACTGTTGTTGGTTTTTCTATAACCCTTTCTTTAATGATTGTAGTATTTCCACCACCATTATTTTGTTGTTTTTGTTCGTTATTGTTTGATAAATTGATAACCACAGGTGCTGCCGCTGCTGGAGCGGGTGTTGCTTGTTCTGTTTTAGTTTCAGTATTATCATCTGAATGTCCGTTAAAAAATGTTGTTGTTAACCAAGTACCCGCACCGAGTACCGCTGTTGATAGAGTACCAATGATGGTTTTCTTTAAACCTGACCATGTTCCATCGTTTGTGTTTTCTGTTTCTTCTGTCATAATATTTATTTATTTATATGTTTATTCTATTACATAAATAGACTGTTTATTACTTTTGTACTACCAATTATTTTACCGTCACACTCAACTACCGCTGTATAAGCACTGGTTGGTAAACTTGTTAAATTAGCGGTGTATCTGTATTCACCTTTTGGCATCTTACCATTAGTTATTTCGGCTACTTTATGTCCACTCATATCTATAAAATAAACCATAGTATTATTGTTATCAGGAATATTAAATTGAACTGATACAATACCGGTTGAAGGATTTGGGTAAACCAATATATTTAAACTACCATTTAACCTTGATACAATTGGAGATGTTTTAAGAACTTCCACTCTACCATCAGTAGGTTTAATACTTAAATCTTTAGCCATTGAATTACCTACAAATTTACGAGTTACATATAATGGAGAACCATTCCAATCATCTTTAGGTTTTTTAGCGTAAAATTGCATTACAACTACATCATCACCATCTTTAACTTTATTTTGTTCACTCATATCTACACCACCCCACTCAACTACACCGTCATTAGGATTTGTAAATGACATCCATTTAGCGGTTGAGTTAAGGGTTTTTACACCCCTAAACTCTAATAAATCTGTATCATATTTCATCGCTAATTGTACGGCACCTAATTCTTGTCCGTTAGTTAAAACTTTTACCGGAATATTTACTAAATTACCTTCTTCTATTTTTAATGTTGGTAAATTAATTTCCATTTCATTTAATGAAGCGTAATAATCGGTTGTTTGATCTATAATGAAATTAGGTGTATTTAATGGGTTAGTTATTTTAATTGGAACTAATCTAGCCATACGGAAACCTGTTTCATTTACGTCACCTGTCGCTAATACATAAACTGTAATAGAATCAACACCTGTTACAATTGTATATGAATAATTATTACTTCCTGGTATATCTAATGAGTGGTTAGTTAAACTATCATTTGTAATTGTGTTATATTGAACATCTGTAAAGAATCTAACGTCAGGGGTTGTAAAATTGTTAAATCTACCCGCAATTCTATTAAAAATTGTATATACGTCTGAAATAGATATATTACCTGAATTATTTGGATCTGATGAATGGAAATCAAAACCTTTTGGATTTTCAATACCCAATACAAATCTATTAACTTTTTGAGCATCTGCTGTTGTTACTACATTACCTAACGATAAAGTATCCCCCTTAACTTCTATTTTACAAGTCCAATATGTAGTATCTACGATAGGACTAAATGCAAATTTACCATTCAAGTCAGTAGTATCAACATTAACTAATGTCCAATTACCACCTGATTTAGGTTGTTTCCATAAACCTACTAATAGGTTTTTAGTAAATGAACCAGTTACGTTTTTAAATGTTCCTGCGAAATTGATAGAAGGTCTAATAAATACACCACCACCGTTAAATTTATTTAATGTTGTATCTTTACCTAAGTTAGTTGAAGCTATTGTTGGGTATTGATTATCAAAACTCAATGAAGTAATTCCTGTTAAATATTGGAATGTGTTTGGATTTGAATGTTTGAAGTTTATATTAAATAATTCACCTGATGTGTAAGTATAATTAAGATTTGTTCCATCATATACTGTTGATATTGTAATTGTTCCTTTATTTACATAGAATTGTAAATAAGAATCTAAACTATCGGGAATAACTAATCTAACTGATGGTTCTGTAAAGGCTATTGTATCGTAAGTAATCTTAAATTGTAGAGCCGTAATTTTACTTGGTGTTGTGTTATTATAGCAAAGTTTTACATCTGTTTGGTTAGCTATTGAAGATGAAACCGTGTAATTTGGTTTAATAATAATTGAGTTTCCGTTAGGTGTTGGACACGTTTGCCCGAACGTAATAACAGATAGGCATAATAATGCCAAAAACGATAAAATTTTTTTCATTTGTTGGTTTGTTTTTTAATTTATTCTTTGTTATCTATAAATAGAACAAAAAATTATTTTTAACGGGTATGATTTATTTTTTAAATTAAAAATTGTATAATTAAATACATTATAAATGGTTACTTTTTATAGGTTTTAACTATTTATATAATACAAATTCGAACTCGTTAGAGTTGTAATAAACTTTTAAAATATATATAACATGAGCACAAAAGCACAACCAAAAAACAGCGTATTAGACGCAATCCTTAATCAGTACGAAAGTAATAAGGCAAAACCAAGAAAAGAGGTAGATTTGACAAAATACTTCACAACAATGTTACCAAAAGGTAAACTCACAGACAAAAAGAAATTCAGAATTATTCCAGCAGAACCAGGACAATCACCATTTGTAGAAGTGTGGTTTCACAACGTTCAAGTTAATGGAGAATGGAAAAAATTGTATTGTCCTGAAAAAAATTCAGGTGATCCTTGTCCATTTTGTGAAGTAGCATCTGAATTAGATAAATCTAGTTCAAAAGAGGACAAAGATTTAGCTAAAAGTTACAAACCTAAAAAGTTCTATGTCGTAAAAGGTATTGAAAGAGGTAAAGAAGATGAAGGTGTTAAATTTTGGAGATTCCCACACAATTATAAAGGTGCTGGTGTATTTGACAAAATGATAGCGGTATTTTCTGAAAAAGGTGATATTTCACACGCAACAGAAGGTAGGGATTTAATCATCAACGTAGGTAAAGATGATAGAGGTAATTCAGTAGTTAGTTCAATTATTCACGATGATAGAGAACCATTAGGAACTGAAGAACAAATCACCGAATGGACATCAGATACTATGACTTGGGAAGATGTTTTTAGTAAGAGAGATTATGATTACTTATCAAAAGTAGTAAGAGGTGAAAATCCTTACGAAAAGAAGGAAACATCAAGTGGTAACA